CGCCAACGGCATGGAGCTGGCCATCCGCTTCATCGTCTGGATGCAGCGACAGCGCCAGGTGCCGCATTACGAAGCCATCGCGGCCGAGTTCGGTATCCACCGCGCCACCGCCCACCGCTGGCGCCGCGCCTACCTCGCGGCGACCGGGCAGTTCGATCCCCTCGCGAGAGACACAAGCCCGGCGGCAACCGGCACCCATCCCCACACTTCGAGGCCCCCTCAATGAGCAAGAAAACCCGCATCAGGTCCGACGCCGTCAGCGTGACCTTCAACAACCGCGAAGAGGTCAACGCGGCCATCGCCGAGATCGGCGCCGCGCAGCGCAAGCGCGACCTGATCACCACCGCCATGAACGATGAGCTGGCCGCCGTGCGCGCCCGCTACGAGGAACAGGCGCTGCCGCACGCGGCGGTGATCAAGGAGCTGGGCCACGCGGTGCAGGTGTGGTGCGAGGGCAACCGCACCGACCTGACCCGCGAAGGCCGCACCAAGACCGCCAAGTTCGCCGCCGGCGAGATCTCCTGGCGCGTGCGCCCGCCGCGCGTGTCCGTGCGCGGCGAAGGCATCGTGATCGAAGCCCTCAAGCGCCTGGGCCTGGACCGCTTCATCCGCCGCAAGGAAGAGATCGACAAGCAGGCCATCCTCGGCGAGCCCGGCGCCGTCGACGGCATCAAGGGCCTGTCGATCTCCCAGGGCGAGGATTTCGTGATCAAGCCCTTCGAGACCGAGATCGAGGAGGTGCAGTGATGGGCGCGCCCCTGACCAAGACCGAGCAGGTGCTCAAGGTCCTCAAGGCCGGCGGCAAGGCCACGGTCGGCCGCGGCGCCGGCGGCATTGCCACCCTGCGCGACAAGGACGGCACCAAGGTCGCCGCCTGGCAGAACGCCATCAAGGCGGCGGCGAAGATCCACGGCGCGAGCATGGCCAGGAAGGCCGGCGAAGCGCTGCCGGGCAACTGCACGACCACCGCGCAGGTGCGCGACCTCGCCCTGCGCATCGCCGACATCAGCGTGCGCAGCGAGATCGAGTTGTTCGCCCACGGCCATGCCCGCGGCCTTCGCATCGAGTTCGACACCAGCAAGCCCTGCGAGCACGACGACAACACGCCGGAAGACAACGCCGCGAACCTGCGGCGCGTGTCCGACGCCGTGCGCTACATCGACCTGCGCGGCGACGCCTTCCCCTGGCGGATGGTGCGCGACCCGTCGTTCCCCAACATGGTCCATTTCGAGGAGAAGCGCCCATGAACGCCGTTGCCGAAGTGCAGGCCGCCGGCTGGGCGGAGGTGGACATCAACGAGCTGGCCGCCGAGATCGCCGACGAATCGGCCATGAACACGATCCAGCAGTGCTGCCCCGCCGTGGTCAGCGGCGAACGCCTCTGGTTCGACACCAAGGGCGTCCGCCTGGACGACTGGGCCTGCGTGGATCGCGCCGTGGCCTACCTGGAGCGCCGGGGCGATCGCGCCCGCTGGCGCCTGGTGCGCGGCAAGGCGTTCCCGACGCTGCTGCGGTTCGAGGGGCGCGCGTGAAGCTGGATGCCGCCACCGCCAAGGTGATTGCGGACCGGCTTGCCGGGCCGTTGTGCTCGATCGAGCTGCTGGTCGACGGCCACCGGGTGACGGCCGTGGTGGCGCGCATATCGAGCAAGGCGATGACCTACGGCGTCACGCTGTACATCGACGGCTTGTTCCGCGGGGAGTTCTCGAAGGTCGACAACCCGATCGGCGCCAAGTTCTTCCCGCTTCGCACTCGCCAGCTGCTGCGCGCCAAGGACTACGCCGCGCACCGGAAGGCGTTTGGCAAGCGGGCCGCTGATGATTTCCGCAAGCGCTCGACCTACCAGTACCGCGAGTGCTACTTCCGCACCGGTCGGGCGTTCGCCAGCCACCTGCGCAAGCACGCGGAATCGGTCGAGATCGTCGAGGCCGAGGCGGCATCGTCATGAACGCCAAGCGCGACCCCCGCCGCATTCGCATCGGCCGGATCCACCAGGCCGCCAAGGCGCTGGGCCTGTCGGAGCAGGAATACCGCGGCCTGCTGGTGCGCGCCAGCGCCGGCCCTGATGGCCTGGGCGGGCTGGACAGCTGCACGCACATGACCGAGGACCAGCACATCGCCGTGCTGCGGGAGATGGCGCGGCTCGGCTTCAAGGCCGATTCGAACGCCGATCGAAAGCACGCCTACGCCGGACGGCCGATCGGTGATCGAAAGGCGTGGCGCCCGATGGTGCGCAAGGTCGAAGCGCTGCTCGCTGACGCCAAGCGCCCGTGGGCGTACGCGCACGACCTCGCGCAGCACATGTTCCACGTGAACCGCGTCGAATGGCTCAACGACCACGACCTGCACAAGCTGGTGAGCGCGCTGCAGATCGACGCCAACCGGAAGAAGGGAACCAGCTGATGGAAGCCAAGTTCGCCAGCCGCAAGTTCATCCTCGCCGCCTTCGCGCTGCTGGCCGCGCTCGGCCTGCTGATCGCCGGCAAGATCGACCAGGCTACCTGGTCGAGCTTCTGCACCTGGGTGATCGGCCTGTACGTCACCGGCAACGTGGGCGCGGCGTACGTGGCAAAGGCGGCCCAGGCGTGAGCCTGATCGACCTCTACTTCTACCTGACCGTGATTGCAGGTTTCGCCTGGCTCGCCGGCTTTGTCCTCGGTCGCCGAATCGGCCGCAACATGGAACGTGTGCGGCAGTCGCTGCACGCCAAGCGCACGCGCCGGCCAGTGGTGGTCAATGTTGAAGTGGACATCGCCTTCGCGCGCCTCGCCCTGCAGAACTCGGGCTACGAGGTGGTGAAGGTCGAGAAGGTGGTGCACTGATGCCTTGCGTCCCGTTCCAGCACCAGGGCATGCGCGGCATCGTCTGCTACCGCGGCAGCGCCCCGCGGCCGAAGCGCTGCACCTATTGCGGCGCGCCCGCGACGTGCCTGTGCGACCACCCGAAGGGCAAAGGCACCTGCGACCGCCGCATGTGCGACGCCTGCGCCACCGAGGTCGACAGCGACCTGCACCAATGCCGAGACCACTGCCAGCCGGGGCTGTTCTGATGGCCGACTTCGACTTCATCGAGTGGCGGCGACTCCTTGCCGATCTGGATCTCGAACCGTTGCCGGCAGGCACGGGCGACATCATGGCCGCCCTGGTGCGCGCTGGCGATTGGGGCATCCAGGCGCCGGAAGGCCGCGAGCTGCTGATGCTCCGGTTGGCAGCCCTCCGCCTTGTGCACGTCGAGCCGCCAAGCTGGGATGACTGCTTCGAAACCTACCGGTCGAGCAGCATGCTGCGCGAGATCATGGCGCGCGGACTGCTGGACCAACTGCCGGGTGTGAACGCCTGATGCGCCGCCAGCCCTACACCGAATGCAAGCTCTACGTCGACGGGATCCCACAGTTGGCGGTCGGCGACTACCTGCGCACGACAGGCTCTGGCTATCTCGTCACCGAGATCCGGCAGAGCCCGCGCCGGCCGACGCGCCGCAACCTGCGCTGCCTGCGCTGGCCGCCGGCGGAGATCCCCGCCGACGCCACCGTGCACGAGCTGCACTGGTACGCGCGCCGGAAGAAGCCGGCCAGGAGGCTGAGCTGATGTGCACCACCGTGTCGCTACCTGCGAATGATCGCCTTCATCAGCGTCGATGCCAGCGTTTGTGCGTTTCCTTTTGCCCAAACGAACTCAGGCCCATCGCGACCGGGGAGCTTGGCCATCTCAGCTTCGCTGCTCTTCCGGAAGAACTCGAACGACTCGGCAAGCGCTTCTGGATTGGGGTGCGTCCTGGCAACGGCGAGGGCAAAGGCAGTCAGGACACCTATGGATTCAAACGTCGAAACCGCTGCGAGAAGCTTGGGGTCGATGTTGGCTGGCGCATTCATGGCTGGGTTTCCGTCGAGATTGAGGGGGCAATGCGCCGCCGACGCTGCCACGATCTAGTCGCACGGACCGAGACCGGAGCCAACGCCTGATGCGCGCCACCTGCCCCGACTGCGGCGCCGACGGCCACGTGTCCGCGTTCTTCGTCGAGGCCGACGGCAAGCGCCTGGCGGCAGTGCTCGCCGGCATGGCGCCGGACCTCGGCCGCGCGACCATCGGCTACCTCGGCCTGTTCAAGCCCGGCAAGACCGCGCTGCGCCTGCCGCGCGCGGTGAAGCTGGCCGAGGAGCTGCGCGTGCTGGCCGAAGCCGGCACCGTCACCAACGACGAGCGCGGCGGCGTGCGGCGGCCGTGCTCGCCGGCGACGTGGGCGGCCGGCATCGAGCAGATGCTCGCCCAGCGCGCCTCGCTCACGCTGCCGCTGAAAAACCACAATTACCTGCGCGCCATCGTGTTCGGCCTGGCCGACCAGGCGGACGCCGCGGCCGAGCGTCAGCGCGAGACCAATGCGCGGGCCGGGAAACACCTCGCCAGCGGGTCAGGGAAACCTGACGGCGGCGAGTCGCCGCTGGTGGCGCAGCTGGCGTGGATCAACCAGATGGTCGAGCGCAACGGCTTCACGCCCGAGGAAGCCGAAGCCGAGCGCGCCGCGGCCCGCGCCAAGTACGGAGCCACGCATGCCTGAGCAACGCGCCCTGATTCCCGAGCCCACGACCGACGAGCTGGGCAGCCTCGCCCAGCGCGACGTCGCCGACGTCCCCGCGGACAAGTGGGCGCGCAGCCTGGTGGAGTTCGTGGAACAGATCCAGGCCACGTTCGAGCGCAGTGGGATGGCGGACGATGACGCGTTCCGCCTGGCCAGCCAGGCGGTGCGCGCGATCGCCGAGTTCCGCGGCGGGCGCCAGTTCTACCTGCCGCGCGGCGACACCCTGGTCACGGCCCTGCGGGACGCCGAGATCTACCATCGCGCAAATCGCAGTAACATCGAGACCCTCGCGGCCGAGTACGGGCTGACGGTGAGTCAGATCTACCGCATCGGCCGCCAGCAACGGGCGCTGCACCTGCGCAAGGTGCAGGGGCGGCTGTTCGACGACGACAAGGGGGAATGACGATGAAGACGATCCTGTTCGGTGTCCTGCTGCTGGCCAGCGGCCTGGCGATTGCGCAGGAGGGCGAGCCGCTCGACCCGCAGACCTGCATCAGCTACATGGAGCGGTCGCTGATGGCGACGATGCAGGACAGCAGCGGTTTCCGCCCCGAGCAGGCCGACTGGCGCGGCATCCGCAGCGATGCCGACCGGTGCGGCGCCTGGCACGCGGCCCACATCGAAGACCCGGCCCGACGCGCCCTGTTCGCCAAGGCATTCGCCACGTACACATCGGGCGTCGCGGCACCATCCATGAACGCCATCGCCACCTTCAGTTACGATTCGCTGGCGTTCACCACCGCGCGCTGAGTCGCGGCAACGCTGACCGAAGCCCCGCCACCGAGCGGGGCTTCTGCGTAATGGAGCGCGCCATTCCCGATTGATTCGCCGCCCCCGGCATCGTGGGCGCGCGGAGGAATGACCGAAAGCTTCCCCGCCGCGATGACGGCCTGACACAAGGCCGCTTCGCGTTGCCGGCGGCGGCGCCTCCTTGTCGTCGCCGCCGGCCTTCTTCCCAGGAGGCGCGGCGATGGTATTCAAACTGCTCGACCCCAAGTGGACCGACCGCCTGCGCGGCATCGTGGCCGATGCGCTGCGGGCATGGCCGCTGCTGGCGCTGTTCCTGCTCACGTTCCCGGTGGTGCTGCTGCTCAATCCGGCCAAGGCCGGGCTGGCGCTGTTCGGCATCAGCAAGATCGCGCTGGGCGGATACCTGGGCTACCTGTGCGACCGGTACGGGTTCCGGCCTGAAGACCGGCCGCATGCGCTGGAAGGCATCAGCAAGGGCACGGCGTGGAAGCGCCGCGCCATCATCATGGCGGCCGCGATCGTCGCCGCGGCGTTGATCCCATGAACCGCCGCCACGACGACCTCAACGCCCTGGGGCGCTGGTTCGATCGCAACCTCACCGCGGTGTGCCTGATCGGCACGCTGGTGTTCCTCGGCCTCGTCGCCAGCTGCGTGCCGCAGCCGGCGCATGCGGCCGACGTGGTGGTGCCCGAGGTGGCCACGCTCTACCGCCTGAAGATCGAACGCGAGGCCGCACGCAACTTCGGCCTGGACGCGACGGCCGCACGGCTGGCCGCGCAGATCCACCAGGAGA